GATCTACTTTCAAACCTTCGCGCCTCAGGTAATATTCGTTCTGTCTCCTTTTCTGGGTGGCAAACGATTAAAACGGAAGCTCGCGTTATTGGTTCTCGACATTCTCTACCTGAATATATTTCTCCGTCAAATATGACTTCGACTTATATTCAATATGATAGAAATTACATTACCGATATTCTCACCTTAGAAGATAAAGGATCAAAATCCTTGAACTTCTTTGATGAAGTTGGCTTCTTAAAAATCTGGAATCTCTTTTACATCTTTGTATTAGGTTCCAAACGCTAATCTACCAGAATAATCAGGGTTGTCTTTATGTCTTTTACCACATTTACCTCCGGTTCAAAAACTTATGAGTCACGGGGTCCTGGAATTTATTCCGAGGACTCTGTTGCTTTTGGTGGTCTCACTGACGAAGTTCGTCTGCGAGCCAATTCAAACAAGAAAACTCCTAATGTTTCTATAACTCGGTATCAACAGCACACAGTCACGGATGGCACAACGACTCGTCGTGTACCCGTAATTGTTTCGACTACCATTAACTATCCAGCTGATTCAGGCATTTCTATGTCTGATGTAAGCGCGATGGTTGCTGATATTGCGAATGTGTCTACTGCGGCAAATCTGTCGCGTATGTTCCAAGGTGAAAGCTAGACTGCATCTACCCATCTTAACTTATGTTAGAAGGGCTGATGAATCAAACTATCTATGAAATAGATACGATTACGGTATTAAGGTCTTTAGCAAAGGATCTCGATATTGATTCTCGTACAGTGTTGTATTTAGAAAAACGCTATGCTTCTGAAGGCATGCCTTTTCTCACTGTGACACTTCCCAAACTTGCTGATTGTTTTATATCTTCATTAGATAAAGGATATTTTTCCTTTAAAGAAGATAATTTAACACAGTTTCGGTGGAAAGGTAGCGCTCTCGTTTGTTTCAGCGAGTTAACTCGAAAAGTTTTCGATACAAACAGATCGTTGCGAACTGACGCTTGTCCTATTGCCGTTTGGCAGTTAAGACAGCTCTCACAGTATTTTTATAAGCTTTCGTTAGCTTTTACTGATGAGCAGTTAGCTCAAGCTGAGGACTCATATCTTCAGATAGAAGAGTCCTTAAGCAACGAACCATATGATGCAATCTTTGTTGACAAGGTCCGGAAGAATATTGAAACATTCTTCTCATTCCCTAAAGCAGAGGATGTCCTCTGTGATTATCAACCACGCTTTGGTCCAGGAACATTTGCTTCTAATAAGCGAGCCGAAGTACCTTTTTACCGTTACAAAGTATCCAATGACAATTTATGTCGGGTACCTGTACAGTATAAAAGTATTTCCGGGTTCCTTAAGCCCTATCCTGCTTGTCCTGAGAAAATCAAACTCATCGCAACGGATACTAGCTTTACTACTGAGGTCCTCTTTGTCCCAAAGGATTCAAGAGGCCCACGAGTTATATCGCGTGAACCGATGCATTCGCTTCGGTTTCAGATGGCATTTTTTGATTGGTTCTCAGGGTTCTTGCAAAAGAACACTTCGAATCGAATCAATTTCACTGATCAATCAGTCAACCAAAAATTGGCTGAAAACGGATCAATTACAGGAAAGTGGGCTACACTTGACCTTAAGGATGCGAGTGATCGCATCTCGTACAGTCTTGTTAAGGCCTTGTCACGTCATATCCCTGTTCTGCGCTTTTTCCTTCGCTTTCGTTCTAGTGAGGCTGTTTTGCCATCTAGTAAAAAACTTAAGCTAGTTAAACTCGCTGGAATGGGGTCTGGACTTACTTTCCCGTGGCTTGCGTTGATAGTGCAAGCTTCTGTTGCTACTGGTATCCAAGCCAGCAGTGGTATGTCTTATTCAGAGGCTCAACGCCTCGTATATGTCTATGGTGACGATTTAATTGTCCCTACAACATATGCTCAGACTGCCAAAGAATCGCTTGAAGCAATGTCACTCAAGTTAAACCCTAAAAAGTGTTTTACTCGAATACACTGCCCTGCCAAGCCTCTCTTTCGAGAGTCTTGCGGAGGCGATTTCTTCAACGGAAACGATGTGTCTATAGTTCGACTTAAACTTTCGAACTGTATTCTAGATGTTATCGACTCTAAGATTAAGGTAGCTGGCAATGCCGCTACTGTTCAAATTGCATCACATGCAAAAGAGCTATCTAAAGCCGGACTTCTGGAGACTGCATCATATTATTATGACCTTCTCGAGAAACATAATGGGAAATTACCCTTTATTACATCTGAAACATCTGTCATCGGCCGCTGGACGCGGAAATATGTTGATTATCAACCCGATGCTACGGGAACGTACCCGCTTACGCGTGTATTGGTTCCTGTGTCCGTTAAAGAGTATGCTCCTGAGATGTCACCTTATTTCAATCTAGGTCACCAATTGCGTCCTAAAGAATTAGACGCTCTTGGGTATCTAGATGGTGATACTCAGAGTACACATATGGATGAATACATAGCTGTTCCGAGAACAGTCGCTTATAAGCGTGTTAAAATCTCGACGTTTTCTTTAGTTCGTTAAAAACTAAAGCCTACATCATAGTAACCTATGTGGAAATTCACTTTAATGTGAAGTGGTTTTGAAGACTTAACAAATCTTCTTCAGCAGATGCTAAACC